TTGATACTAAAAGTAATTCTTACTGCAATTACATTCGTGAAGTGGATTCATCAACCTCTGGCACCATTCGTCAAATAGTTGATCGAATTAAACGAACCAAAGACACAACCTGCTTCATAGAGGTGAAGGTGGAGATCGAACCAGCGATTCAGCTTCCTGTGGACGTCTCCAGTCAAAGATTCTACACGAATGGTGACCCAATATCCGTCGAGATTGATATTGACAGACCACTGTACTTACATGTGTTGAACTTTCATGAAGATGGGGTTGACATTTTATTCCCGAACAAGTATACTGATGAAACTTTAATAGATAGCCGATTCACCTTTCCGCCTGCAGGAGTCAACATGACTGCATCGACTGGAGGAAAAAGTGAGTCAAAAGAAACTTTATTATTCCTGTTCACTAAAAGGAGACAAGATATTCTAGGAATGAATGGGAATGAAATTAAGGATTTGCTGGAATCTATACCAGTAAATGAAAAAAGATTAATCTCTCACAATATTGTAATTCGGAGTGAACGATGAGAATGTTAATGACTTTTATTGCTGCATGTAGTTTGGGCTTGATCACTACTGGGTGTTCTACTGTTGATAAAATGGTTAATGGTGATGAACGAATGGTAGAAGTTCCTGTAAGTCAAGTTGAAGATCTTGAGATCCCAGCTTGGTTCTTGGTTAAAGAGGAAGGGAACTCTAAGGTATTAACTGTGACCGCAACTGACGTTTCCAAGGATATGCAGTTTGCTATCGACAAAGCTGAGTTGAATGCTAAGATTCAGCTGGCTCAGAAACTAGGGACTGACGTTAGCTCACTTGTTCGTGAGTCGACATTAGAGTCTGGTTATGGTGTCAAGGATGTTGAGACTGAAGTTGATCGTGTTTCTCAGGCAAAGACCAAGCAGATGATTGGTTTCTTCCGCAGGGAAAACATGAAAGTTGTTCGCGAGGGAGATTACTATCGTGCGTATGTCATGATCAAGCTCGATGTTGAGGAAGGACGTCGGTTAACTCTCAAACCAAAGAGCGACTCTTCTCGTGAAGATCGTTTGGAAAGATTGAACAATCTATAAATTTTCGTATATTGAGCTAGATGAAATTGCAGGAATGCATAGATAATAATGAATATAGAAAAACATTATGAAAGAATGGTTGAATTATTTGGAGATGAATTACCTAATCCAATTAATTCACCAATCAAATTTAAATATTACGTTAATCTATATTTTCACACCTTAAAATTGAATGGAGAAAATCCATAATGGAAGTTTTATTTCTCGTTGTAGTTGCTTTGTGTGCAGTGGCTTCTTATTTCGCTGGATTTAAGAATGGGTATGATGAAGGTAATCATGATGGTTCTACTGATCTACTACAAAGTCTTTGGCAACAAGGCATCATCAACATTCGGAGTCGTACTGACGAAGAAGGAAATACAACTGTTAAAATCCTAAACCCTAATGCTCCTGAGGAGCAAGAATAATCATAAAGAGGAGACTCTATGTCAGACAGAGACTTTTACCAGCTCAGGGAAATGATTCGTAAATTGCAACGTAAGGTTGCACAACTTGAAAAGGAACTGGCGTTAAAAGAAGCTCATACGTAGGACAGGCTATCGAATTAGGAGGGAGGGGAGCAAGAGCTCCCCTTTTTATTACATGTTATTCAGAGGATTGTTCAATGCTTCTTGCAGTTTCTCATTTAAATCTTGATCAAGTTTATCCATGTCAGCTTCAATACGATCTTCAGTGTCTCTTAAAGAATCTCTAACATCCTTTTCAGTTTCACGATTGAGATCCTCCATTACACGCAAACGATTATCAATGTCAGTCTGAATCTCTTTGACTCTTCTTGTAGTAGAGTCATTTATTTGTTCAATTCTTATAATATCGTCCTTGAGATCTTGTTTGATGTCGCGAGTGTAGTCGACACCTTCTTCAAGTTTCAACTCAATTACTTCCATGCGCTGTTCAAAACTGCCTATGAGTTCCTCATATTCTTGCTGTTGTTCAACAAACTCAATTGCTTGCTCAACTTTCTGATACATGAGGAAGCTACCATATAACGCACCAATGACAGAACCAATCCCAGCAAGAAGAGCCGAGATTGTCATTGGTGTCATCTTAATACCAAATAATCTAAACTCTTTGTTCTTGAGGTTTTCTACACCTTCTTCGAACTTTTCTAGTTCTTCGCCGAGATCTTTATCAGCCATTTATTTTTTCTCCCATTCGATACAAGTAGATTTGTATGCTCCATCAAGTTCAGAGACCATCGCCACACCTGTATCTCTACAGTCTTCCCACCGCTCAAAACTGCCTTGGTCATATGCGATAACATTCCCCTCAGTAGTCATGACTAGCAGTAGCAAAATCCACATTACTTGATGACTCCTTCGTCTATTAGTTTTTCAAGGTGCGCTATCCGATCTTCCATCAGATCAACACGGAGAGCAAGTTTAGGATACTGTGTTCTCCACGTGATGTCTTCTTTATCTAAGATGTCGATGCCATATCGATCTGCAGCCCACTCAGCGATTTGCTCAAACTTTTTGTAACACCATTTACCAGCTTTCGTATCTTTAAACCACTTTGTGCTGGCAGCTCCAAGCAAGCTGCCAGCGATATTAGATACTGCCCACAATACAATCATTTCCCATCCTCCAGATGTGTAATGTAAGCACTGATATCATGATCACGAATACCATCAAATGGCTTCCCTTGCTTCCATGAATCAATACGTCCTCTCCACTGATCTTTAAATCTTTGCCATGGAGTTTGTTTTCTCACATTACCGTAAAAATTAATGTAATGTAATTCACCTACATGACGGAAACCCATAATCCAAAATGGAACTGTAGGAACGATGTCATTATTATTTCTGAAACGATAATGCTTTGTTGTGAAATCTTTTGCTCTCCAGTAGACTAAGGCTCTCGGTGCACCATATGTATACAACTCTTCGACAATATCAGAATTAATATCTGAAAAAACTGTAGCGATTGCTCCACCTAAAGAATGTCCGCAAACATAAACTGGTCGCTGTTTCTTTTTCAGAATATTCAGCACTTGTTCTAAAATTGTATCAGCGTTCTTTAAGTATTCAGTATAGAATCCTTTGTGATACCCATGGAAATGTAGTGCATTCAAGTCAGCTTTAATATCGCTAAACTCATTCGGTTCAGTTCCTCGGAAAGCAATTGCAATTTCATCTTTATTCCAAGCAACATATGCCTCAGCACCGTTGTTGTCATAAAATTTACATTGCGTGTAACCAAGTTCCTTGAATCTTTTAGGAGTGTCTTCAAGGTATGCAGCTTTCGCTAAGCATGCAAAGTGATGTGCTCTTTTCATATTAGAATAGCCTCATTAGTGATAAAAGTATTTTCAGCGAGCATATTGTTGTCTCACCATTTCTTTGTGGAGCTGGTCACTAGCACCATTAAAAAACCTTCCAGCAGGATTATCAACCACACGTTGCCCACCATAAATTTCTTTATCGGGATAACCTGTAGAATCTTGTAATTGTAACTGTTGATATTGAACTATGTCAGGATTTTGCATCAAAGCTAATTTTTGATCTTGCGCAGGATCATCTGATGGTTTATCGATGATTCCAGCATTTTGTGATTCTTGTGATTGTTGTTGTATTCTATTGAATGTTTCTTTTAAGATCGATTCAACAATATCGCTTAGTTCGTTCACAGCCACATCTTCAGTAATTGTAATTTCTAATGCTAACTCAGGTCCACCACTATAATCATTTCCACCAGCTATTTGCGGTAAGCCCATAGAAGAAGGATCTGTAGAGGAACCATCGTTGCTTCCACTTTGCGAACCAGATGATCCTTGTTGAGATCCAGAACCAGATGACATGCTTTGACTAGCACTACTCATTGCAGCTGAGTTTTGTAGCGTGGCGGAGACTGCAGATTCGTTGGCGGCATCCCCGATAGCAATACTTGTAGCACTAGATTCGGCAGCTACTTGTTCTGCTGCGTTTGCTTCTGCAGCTGCGGCAGCGAGTGCGTTCTTTTGTGCGTCAGAGAGTCCTCCTCCGCCACTGCCTGATCCTCCGCCGCTTTCTTCTTGAGCTTGTTTTTGATCATTTGACTGTGACGATTCAGCGACCATGTCTCCCAATCCTGCATCAAGTTCTTCAGAAACTGAATCATTAGTTGCCTCCGCTATTGGGTCTAAAACTACATCGCCAGTTGAGTCATCAAATGTAGCATCTTGTATAGTTACTGTGGTGGGTTGCTCTATAATTCCTGGAGTAACATAGTTCGGGCATGTGGGGTCAGTGACAGGGATAGTATCGCATGGATTATTTTCTTGTTGAAGTGGACTATAAATTAAATTAAAACTTGATTCACTTGTAAAAAATTCTGGTCCATAATGTCCTGCCCAAAATCCATTATCATCACCTTCAGCTCTTATTTGAACATTGCTCAAATCTTCAGCAGCAAAAGATTCGTCAAAGTATTCTGTGCCTGTAAAAGTAGTTACTGGATAATCACCATCTAAATTGAACTGCTTGTAATATACATAATTACCTGATGTGTCGTAAAGCGAGACAGAAATACGCATGTAATCATATCCATCATTTTGATTAGATTCAGCATCAAAATTCTTCACAACCCAAGAATAATTGTATCCATCAACCTGAAAACCTGATTGTTCTAAAGCAGCATTAATCGCAGTAGTCCATCTAAGAATACCTCCACCATATCCCCATCGAGCAGTATAGCCATTCCATGTAGGAATATGGCCACCAGAATATCCTGCCCAACAATCAGAACCTGCGCATTGTTCATAGTTGCCTGTTATAGAACCAGGATATAGGATATCACCTGTTGTATACTGTTCTGTTGTGGCGTTCTCTTGAGCGTTAGAGTACGAAGCCAAGAGTAGCTGCAGTAAGAATACCCCAAAGTATACCTTTAGCAGTGTCATTTCTTCTTGTCTCCTCCTCCTGAGCTACAGGAGTTTCTTCAGGCTTTGATTCCCATTCAACTTTCGCTTGTTCACCAATCTTACCATCATAAGGACAAGGTGTTCCAGCCATCATCATAGCTTCAAACACTTTTGGATCTTGGCACATCAACGCAACAGCAGCTACTTTCATACCCATGTTGTATAACTGCTTAGAGTTTTTAATTCTCTCGCAGTTCATATCACGAATATGAGTACCACCAGAGATACCAAGGATCTGAGTTTGCACAGCACCAGTCGCAGCAATCGTACAAGTATCATTACCACCAGACTGTAAAGCAGGAGCGATAGCAGACGCAGGAGGTGATTTGATTTCTTGAGTTACATTGCTGTCATTCTTATTGACATTGGTGTTTGTGTTGGTATTCGTTGAGGTGTTCGTATTTGTATTAGTATTGATATTCGTATTCGTCGACTCAACATTTTGGTCAATAGTAGTAGTTTGATCAACAGTACTATTCGTAGTCTGATTGATAGTGCTATCAGTCGTTTGATCAATCGTGGTATTATTGGTATTCGTGTTGGTATTTGTACTAGTTGTCGTGTTGACATTAGTATTCGTGTTCGTATTAGTGTTCACATTTGTATTATTTGATGTGCTATTCACCGTCTGATTGACAGTGTTATTATTCGTGTTCGTGTTTGTGCTTGTCGACGTGCTGTTGACAGTCGTATTATTCGTATTCGTATTGTTGTTAGTATTGTTAGAAGTTACATTGCTTGTAGTATTCGTAGTACTGTTAGTGTCTACAAGCGACGTTGAATCATACAATCCATCAGCGTCATCAGGCACTTCCGAGTGGGAATTTATTGAAAACATAACCAAGGACATGACGAAGAGAACATTTAAAATTCTCATCTTTTGTTCCTTTTGGGTTAACAGCTAAAATATTTAGTCAAACTGCTTGACATCTATATGTAATCGTAATATAATTCATTTGCTTTAGGAAACTAAATATTAATTCGATTTGATGACGCTGATTGGAAAGTGTTTGGACAGGGGTTCGATTCCCCTCATCTCCACCAAAAGTACACTGCAGGTGCGAGAACAATGCGTTAAGTATTTGTTGATCTGGGAACTTGGTACGACTCACTCTTGTTCCTTTACAGTGTACTTCTGATGGGGATGTCATGGGTTCGACAGGCAGATGGAAGGTCGGAAGAGAATCGTAAAAAAATAACTGCTAACGATGAAACGTTTGCACTTGCTGCCTGATCATAGGTAAGCGGAGTTCTGGGGACACTTGGCAACAGAAGTCCCCACCCATTTTAAGAGGCAACGCATATGCGGTTTATTTTAGTTTTCCTGTTAGTACTGTGGATACCGATATCTAAAGCAGATCAAACTGATGACGGTGACGCTGTTATACCTTTAGAATGTTATCCTATAGAGCCTTTACTTTCTGCGATGAAAGAAGAATATAACGAAGAACTTGTGTTTTTGTCAGGTTCAGTCAATTCACTGGGTGAAGAATTGTATCATTCTCTTTGGATTAATCCTGTAACACAAACTTGGTCATTTTTAGTGACAAACAAACCCAGAGATAGAATATGCCTTATCGCTTCTGGTCAAGGTTTCGCAGATTTTATGGGTTTAGGCATATAGTTTTAAACTATCGAACGGATTAAAAAATATTATGTTTGTCAATCGCAATTTTTAGTTATTGTTATATTAAATATTATTTTTTAACTTAGTGGAGTAAATGAGTAAAATGATTGAAGAAAATAAAACACGTGTCCCCGAAGTAACTTTTTACACACGTGTGCGTGATGAATCGATTGGTGGTGACAATCCCTTCCGCTGGGAATTAAAAACTACAGAAGATTATTTTTCCAACAAACGTGTCGTTGTGTTTTCGCTTCCAGGAGCATTCACTCCAACATGTTCAACATATCAAGTTCCAGGATTTGAAGATGCATACGATGAACTTCAAGAAAATGGTATTGATGAAGTTTATGTGATTTCTGTAAATGATACATTTGTAATGCGTAAGTGGATGATCGATCAGGAAGTTGATAATTTAAAATTCATTCCAGATGGTAATGGCGATTTTACTGACAGAATGGGAATGCTTGTGCAGAAATGTAATCTAGGATTTGGTCCACGTTCATGGCGTTATGCTATGGTGGTAAACGATGGTGTCATTGAAAAATGGTTTGAAGAACCAGGACGTGTTGATAATTGCGATTCTGATCCATATGGTGTAACTACTCCCGAAAAAGTTTTGGAGTATGTGAAGTCATCCTAATTGAGATGCCTCTTCGGAGGCATTTTTTTCTTGCCTTTATTTTGAAAATGTATTATACTATTAGATTCAATATAGGAGTACATTGAATGTTGAAGATCGATTCACCATCGCAGTTCAATCAAAAGGTGATTGATACTGTGAAAGAAAATGGTATCGGATTTATGGACGCCATTATTATGATTTGTGAAAAGGAAGGAATGGAAATAGAAGTCGCTGCTAAAATGTGCGACAGATATGTGAAAGAAAAACTTGAGAATGAAGCTCGTGACTTGAACTTCCTGCCAAGAACTTCGAAGTTACCAATCTGATGGATCAGTTTGAAACTTATAAACTCTATCTAGCATTAAAGAACCATTTCGAAAAAGATGATTATGATTTTTTCAAGTACAATGGTAACGTTCGTGTCAATATGGATTCTTTTCTGAAAAGGAAAGATCGGTTTCAGTTCAATAAGTTATCAAAGATTGCTGGCAAGGATGCGCTCAATTATATGGTCGCCAACTTCAGTCGCCATGACAAGGTCTGGGTTGGTGATCTGATAAATGATACGGCAAAAAGCACATATACTGACTGGATGCGTGTGACGCAGTCTCAGTCTTATATCTTTGAGCAGGAGCTGAGTCCAATCCTTAAAGATATTGATTCTGAGTGCGAAGTGAAAGAAGGGCAACATCCTAAACTTTTAATTCGCCATTATCAGAATCAGGTCTCTTTAGAAACACTGATAATACTAAATAGAATATGTGGGTTTCGGGAAAATTGGAATACTAATATTTCAGAGAAAATCCTGTGGCCAAACACTGAGCGGAGAATGCGTAAGTATGAGCCGTTCGTAAATTATGATATAAGAAAATATAAAGAAATAATACAAAAAATACTTGCTTTTTAATTTTGAAGCAGTATAATAGAAGTCTACATTATGAATATTTTGAATAAGCAGTTAATACAAAGCAATACGGAGATAAAATATGTCTTTATCCGCACTAAAGAAGAACCGCAACAAGCTGTTCGAAAAACTCGCTGAAGAAGCCAACGCTGGCGATCAAAAGCAATCTCAATCCTCTGATCCTTATAATGACGATCGTTATTGGAAGCCTGAAGTAGATAAGTCAGGTAATGGATCAGCAATCATTCGTTTCCTCCCTGCTCCTGAAGGCGAAGATATGCCTTGGGCACAAGTATGGTCTCACGGCTTCAAAGGTCCAGGTGGTTGGTACATTGAAAATTCTTTGACCACCATCGGCAAGCAGGATCCTGTTTCTGAGTATAACTCTACTCTATGGAACAACGGCACGGATGCTGGTAAAGAACAGGCTCGTGATCAAAAGCGTCGCCTCTCTTACTACTCAAACATTTACGTTGTCAAAGATGACGCTAATCCACAAAACGAAGGAAAGGTTTTCTTGTTCCGCTATGGTAAGAAGATCTTTGACAAGCTCAAGGATGTAATGAATCCAGAGTTTGAGGATGATGAGCGTTTCAATCCTTTTGACTTCTGGGAAGGTGCGAACTTCCGTCTGCGTATTCGTAACGTAGATGGCTATCGTAACTACGACAAGTCTTCATTCGATTCACCTTCTGTATTCATGGAAGATGAGGATGAACTCGAAGGAATCTGGAAGCAAGAGTATTCTCTCGCTGAGTTGATTGATGAGAAGAACTTTAAGTCATATGATGAATTGAAAGCCAAGCTGAATCGTGCTTTGGGGCTTGATGAATCATATGTTCCTTCAGCAGCTCAAGCTGCTCCTGTAGCTGAAGCAGTGCAAACTCGTACGATTGAAGAGGATGTGGTTAAGGATGACCCACCATTTGATCCAGACCCAGCTCCAACAACATCAGATGATGATGAAGATGGGCTGTCTTACTTCGAGAAATTAGCTCAACAGAGTTAAGCACCAATAAACGCCATCTCTGAGGAACCATATCGATCTAGCGTCGAGTCTTGGTTCTTCGGAGTTGGTTGTTGTGATCCCATATTATTATTCGTGACGTTGTTATTGACTTGCGGTGCGTTGACAATATTGTTGCCACCGCCAGTCGTCATTCTCTCAGTATCAGCAAGTGCTGCTTGCGTTCCCATCATTTCTGCTGTTCTTTGTACTGGTGGCTGTGGTTTAATGTCAGCCTGCCGAGATCTTACACTGAAAGTTCCATCGTCATTTTCAACTACATTTCGTCTAGATCCAGGTTCTCTTTCTGCAGCAATTTGCGCAAGTCTTTTGACTTCATATTTTTTGCCAGATTCTTCTGTAGCCTCTGGTCTGTTACCAGTTCCTTCTGTAGCCTCTGGTCTGTTAACATAACGATCTTCAGCTGCAAACCTTTCTGCAACCAATTCATTAAATGCTTCATCTTCGCTGGTAAACATAGAATTCGCAGCACGTTCTTTGGCCATTTGCCGCAGTTCAGAATCGGTGGTTAATTCAGTAACGCCAGAGCCACCAGAACCTGTTTGTTCTCGTTCTTCTGTTTCAGCCCCACCTGTAGCACCCCCAACATCTGGCAATATGGCAAGCAAAGCATTCTTGACAACACCGCCAATCATACCATCAGGTTCCCATGCAGATACAGCCTCTGCTAATGCCTTTAATGGATTAGTCAATTCTGGTATTTCAAAGTTAGGAAGCATTTCCTTCAATCCTTCCATCGTAGGCAATTTAAAACCCAGAACTTCATTAGTATCAGGATTGTAAATAAATCTACCTATATCTGTAAAAATCTTTTTTGCTTCTTCCCATCCACCAGCAAACATTGAACTGATTGAATCAAAACCATCTGAGATAGTTTCTCGGCTAATTAAACCAAAAGTTAATCCTGATAGTGTACCAGCGAAACCTTGTTTTACAGCTTCACCAATTTTTCCTGACTTCTTGTATTCTTCCACACCAGCAGTTACACCATCAAACAAACCCATGATTCCTGTTACTGCTAAACCGATTCCTGGGAGGAATTTAGCTGCTCTTCCTGCCCCCCTAATCGCACCACCTATGCCGCCTGTTCTTCCTCTATTTCTGCCAGTTTCTGCTCCACCAATATCTGGTGCAGCTCTTCTGCCAAGTATTGGCGCCAAAAGTCCAGTTAATCCAGATGTTAATCCCTTGATCATTTTACCTATAAACGAATTTTGTAAGAATGAAACTAAACCAGTGATACCTGCAGCCAAACCACCCATGATGGTTTGTAGATCTAAACCAGATTCTTTATTTTCTTCTTGAACAGCTATACTATCTTCTTGTAGGCGTTGAGCTTCACGCTGAGTTTCTAGATCCTTAAACTCAGATGCTGTTGCCTGATTAACTAATGACTCAGTATTCTGGATGTTTTCAACTTGATTGTTAGTGACATTTTCAAGAGCATTATTATTACCCAGCAATGCTTCAGTCGTTTTCACTTGTTCATTAGAAAGAGTATCGAGTTTAGTATTCAGTGATTCTAGGATCTGTTTGTTTGTTACTAGATTCCTAGTTTGTCTTTTATTTTCAGAAAGGTTTTCTTTGCTAGTTTCTTTGACTTGTTTAGTATTGTCAGAAGTTTCTTCGGTGTTTACTTCAGTCGCCTCTTCTGGTGATGCCCCACCCAATAAAGAAGTTGTCAGATCTCCAACGACGCTACCGATAGTACCTAAGATAGGAGCTTCCTGCGTAAGGATACTTCCTGCCGCTTGGAAAAAATTTGCAGGGTTTAGTGTATCTTTAATGTTGCTAATGACTCCACTGAGTTTCTGTCCCGTCACCTCAGCAACAGCTGTTGGAACTCTTTGTGCAACTTCTACTAAATTTGCCATTTACCTACTAAGCTCTCTCTTGCGTCGTTCTTTTTCTTCTTCAAGATGCTTCGCAAGCATCGTAATATAGATTTCCCTTTCAAAAGGCATCATAGTATTTAACTCTTCTAGAGAATAATTATGATGCTGCATCATTAAAAAGTTTATAGTATAGTGATTCGCTAATGTTTCATGACCAAGGATTATACGAAAAAATTTGCCAGTCCTCGCAACTCGAGGTCTTCATACTCACCACATTCTTTGCACTTGTATCTGGTTTTATAAACCAAAGCAGGTAATCCTGCGTAGAATGCTTGTATTTTTTCAAACGCACTATTATTCAACGAATCTAAAAATTCTTTCAGTTCTTCTTTACTGTGATCAGAAGATTCATATACATTGTCAGCATCCCAGATATTTTCTATAGAATCAGCCACTAGACCGAAGAATTTATCAATATCATTCCCACCAATCCTTTCTAATTCTTGCATCATTGCAAAGTCAGGATACTTTAGTGTTAAGCCAATATCGTTACCCAAATCTATTTTATTAGTATGATTCTCTTCTTTCACGACCTCAACATGTTCAAGATTAATATTGACAGGCATCTGATATTTACAATCGCCGTCTTTATGACTAGCGAGAATACGAACCTTGTCTCCGACTGATTTAGATCTCAGTTGAACAAAGAAGTATTCAATATCAATCGTCGGCATTTTTTCAACATCAATATCAGCGATTGCGCAGTTATTAATAACCTGTTTTAATGCTTCGACCATATCTGCTGGGTCATCACTTTCTCCAGCCATCAATAGAATCTTTTCCTCTTTCACTAGGAAAGGTCTAAATTTAATTTGTTTTTCACTACTCGGTAAAGTAAGTGAATATGTTGGCACATCAATTTTTGGTAAAGCCATTTATATACTCCTCAATCAATTAAAAAGGTGATGCTTGGACTACTCTTCCCATCTTATGTTTTTTATACACCATTGTAAGATCAGCTCGAGCGAAAGCATCTCGTTCTTCCCATGACAATGAAATCGGATTAATTGTTTTGGGGTATGCTTCCTCTAGCGTAATAACTAAGGACTCGTCCCCAACTTCATTAAATGTTTTGATAGTAACGTCAGCAATGTAATCATTATAATATGCGACATTATTAGTATCGTCTTTGTAGATAAACTTCATCCATTCATCAAAGTGTCTCATCTCACGGTAATCTGCTGACATGATTAAGCCAAAGGATGCTTCAGCGTATAGTTTACCATAAGCAATATTGTGAGTCAGCCCATAGTCTCTGTGTTCAAACGTATTAAGATTAATTCCTGGAACTTCTGCAGTAAAACACTTTAATGTTAAGTTCTTAGCATCCTTTAAAACGTCTGGAGCGAAATTGACTGCTGTTGGTATTGTAAATGTGACCTCAAAGTTGGTTGGGCGTCCTAGACCAACGTAAAGGTTTTCGCGGAACTCTGAAATATTGAAACTCATCCTGCGATGATCCTCCGACTATCTGACCAAACCTTAGAGGCTGTGGCTTTCTTAAATCTCTGTAATGGCAAGAACAAAGCAATAT